GATACATGGCGTTAACTTCTGGCATTTTCATCAACGCTTCAACGATATGTCCGTCGAATGTTGCCATGTCTTCCTGCAACAATTCCTGTGCGCTAATCACCATATCAACGGTGATGTTTTCACATGTGTCGAACTTAACCATGACAGCGTTCTGTACTTCAGGGGCCAGCTTGTCAAAAGTGACGTTCATCGGATCGGATTCAGTCTCAACCGGGACAAAAGAAGCAGAATCCTCATCCCAGCGGTTTTCCTGCATATATTCAGCATCCCATGAATCGAGGGCAGGGCGGGGTATGCCAGGTTTATCCTCGCAGACAATAAATTTATAAGCGCAGTCCTGAGCAGCCGGATAATGTTCCAGGAATTGCCAGTGAAATTTTGCTCGAGCACGGCGTTCGTCGCCAGCTTCAATGGCTGTGGCTACAGCCACAGCGCCTTCTTCCCTTGTTGCCAGTTCGTCAGGAATAGCGGCGCAAATAAAGACTTTACTCATTTGTTTTAACCTCATGACAGATTTAAGGATGAACAAATCCCTGCCATTGCTGGCATATAAGAATGAAACCGGATATTTATTACGGAACTGTTTTAAAGACCTGCCGGGATTTCGATATTATCCTGGTGAATAACTTTATCGACCGGGTAACAGTTACCGGGAATTTTCTGTTCGGTTGCTGCAGTCATACACTACTGCATTGTCCTGTGAACACTGACTGCAATATCAACTGGCTCTCCGGAAACAAGAAAAACTGTCAGAACAAGCACAAATGCTGAATTCATTGTGCACATCCTTTTGGCATCAGACGTAAACGAGCCAGCATTGAAACAATGCATATTTTATTTAATAGCTCCCGTTCTTGTTTTCTCTTGTTAATGGCATCTTCAGTAAATACTGGGTTACTGATAGTGACACCAATTTCAAAACAACCTTCAGACGTATTAACGTTTGGTAATAACGTTTTCATTATCGCGTCCTCAACAATGAATTTTGTGATGCAGTGCCTGGTGCCTCCAGGTGACGTTAACCAGTTAACAATTAACGCCGGATACAGAGAATCCACCCATAACACTGTTTTTGGTTTTAACTGTTCCGCGTGCGCTCAGCCGCATTCACCACATCACAAAATTCACTTTAAAAAGGGCGGCAGAGCAGTCACGGAGTAAAACTGATACCGCCAAACGTCACCAGAAAATTGATAACAGAGGGCGTTGCAGCGGGGTTGTCACTTAAGCGTATGGTCAACCTGACAACCCGGTGTCCTCAACGGGGGAAGGAATAACCCCGCCATACTTACCGCCGCGCCATTTCGCGGATTGCCACAACCGGAAGCGCACGGTCGACGAAAATTTAACGACAGGCTATCTATGAACCAGCTACCTCGCCGTGCGCTTTCGCGTTATGGTCTGACTTTTCAGGGAAATATCCTTTCAGTAAACTGTCAGTGCCGGATGCTCACCCGTGTCCGGCGCACGCACTCCACCTCATCCGTGGAGAACTCCTTAATTACCAACCTTAGCTTCGTTGGTTAGCTATTAACGCGGGTATGTAATCATTCTGGCAATGCTTAATGTCGCTGCTTTTTCCAGATTAGTGATATCCTGCTCCAGAGCGGACAGATTTTCAGCCTGCTTAGCCCTGGCTTCATTGGCCCATTTCAGATCCTGCGCTGCATTAATTTTCTGGCGCATCCACTCATAAAGTTCATCATCGGTATAGTCTGGCGCGATGATGACGGGTTCTCGTTTCTGCATACTGATTCCTCGCGGTGCTGTTTCGCTTATCAGCCGTTAGATTTTGCCGAACTGGAAAGTGCCTGTTTAAATTCGCTGAAGCTGAGAGCTTCTTCGCCTTCGGCAAGACCTTCGAAGTATTCTTCGTAAGCCTTTTCCATGATTGTGTCGAAATCCATATCACCCACCTGAATTTCTTTCCAGCCAGCGACGCGCTCCAGATTCGGTTTTAAACGTTTTGCTTTTGGTATACGTCATCGCGGTGAACGTACCGTCCTGGTTGGGGAACACGCCACATACCAGAGATTCGCTGTTGCCAAGATCGATAGTATCCATGTTGACCTCATTTCCCCTTAACGCCGGGGTAGCGGAACTGTTTGCTGAGAACACCGTGCGGTGTCTTGATGGATCGTAATTTAGTTTTCTCATGAATATTGATCAAGTGCTTTTGATGATAAAACTCAATATTTAATGCAAAATAAAGCCAATACATTGAAATGTAAGGCTTTAAAATTTGTGAAGGGGGGTTATTGATGTTTGTTACGTTTGCGAGCTTCTAGTAGCTCGGTGAATAGGCGATTAAAATTCTCAACGCGGGCACGGAGTTCGCTGATTTGTGCTTGCTGCTCTGATTTTGGAAGTGCGCGATACAATCGCAACATCTCCAACTCATCTTCCGATAAGTCTAAGGCGCTGTTGAGTGCAACTGGTGGATCTGGTGTTTTATCCTCGTCACCAAACAGTATCCAAGTTGGTGAACATTGCAATACCTCAGCCAGGCGATGCAAATTTTGCCCGCGCGGGGCTGTATGGTCGCTTTCCCATAGTGAAATTGATGAGCCAGATACGCCAGCAGCTTTGCTTAAATCGTTTTGACTTAAACCAACCTGTTTGCGTCTTTCTCTAATTCGTTGACCTAAAGTTTTCTCGTTCATATTTAGATATCTTAATAACCCTTGACTTGAGATTCCTTGAGTGATTACTATTGAGAAAACTCAACTTTGGAGGGGTGATGTTTAAATCAGACGTAATTAATTTTTATGGGACGAAAGCCAAAGTAGCGAAAGCTGCTGGTGTTGATCCATCTGCTGTTTCTCAATGGGGGGAACTGGTTCCTGAAGGTCGCGCGATGCGCCTGCAAGAGGCATCCGGCGGGGAACTTCAGTACGACCCCAAAGTTTATGACGAATATCGTAAGGCAAAGCGGGCGGGGCGGTTGAACAATGAAAATCACCCCTGAACAGGTTTGTGAGGCTCTGGATGCCTGGGTATGCCGACCAGGAATGACACAGGAGCAGGCGACGATATTAATCACGGAAGCATTCTGGGCTCTGAAAGAACGCCCGAACATCGATGTTCAACGCGTCACGTTTAATGATGGCGAGGTTGATCAACGGGCGCTGTGCGTTAACCGGGTGAAGATATTCGAACGCTGGAAAGCTATCGACACCAGGGATAAGCGGAAAAAATTCACGGCGCTGATTCCGGCAATTATGGAGGCTATCCGAATTAGTGATTTCAGGCTGTATCGTGAGATCAGTGATGGAAAAAGCATTACGTACATGATCGCCGGATTAAACAAAGAATATGGCGATGTGGTGGAGTCCGGGCTGCTTTTTGCGGATCCATCTGTTGTGGAACGTGAGACTGACGAGCTTATAGAAAAAGCTATTGCTTTCAAGCATGCGTATCGTCAGCAATATCAATATTACTTTGCAGATAAACAAATGTCTGCCAGGGGTTCGTATGAGTATCGATGCACTACGATGGGCTAAAAAGGTGAAAACCGGCAGTTCATCCAGTAAGTCTGTATTGACCTGGCTTGCTGATATGTGCGGTGCCGATTTGTGTGCATACCCGTCTGTATCTGCACTGGCAGAAGTAACGGAACTGAACAAAAAGACTGTGCAGGACAGCTTACGACACCTGATGGAGATTGGGTTAATTGTTGATACCGGTGAGAGAAAAGGCAGAACAAAGCAAATTGTGGTGTACCGACTTATCGGTGTAGAAGAAAGTGTTGCCGAGCCTGAATACACCCAAAAACGGGAGTCTTTAAAGGTGGGTAAAATCGGTGCTGTTAATAAAAACAGTACCGAAAATGGTTATGTTTCAGCACAAAACAGACCCAAAAACGGAACTCTTAGCTGCATGGAAAATAACCAAAGACACCCAAATTTTCCATCAAAGACACCCAAAAACGGATCACGGAACCCAAAGGAACCCAAAGAGCTAAACCCCACACATAACGCACGCGAGAGTGCTCCGACCAGTGAGCAGAAAGTTTTGTCGTTACAGGCTGCACCTCCTGTATTCCTGGATGGCCTGAGCGAACCCATCGAAAAATTTCCGATGACCGATAGCTGGTATCCGTCACGGGATTTTCGACGACGGGCTGCGTTGTGGGGGATGGCTTTGCCGGAGACAGAATTCACACCTGCTGAACTTGCCGCCTTCCGGGACTACTGGGCTGCTGAGGGGAAAGTGTTTACGCAGATTCAGTGGGAGCAGAAATTCGCCCGTCACGTAAATCACGTCAGGGCGCAGGTTAAACCAGTCAGCAAGGGGGTAAACCATGCAGCAGCACCAGGTGACACCGCATCACGGGCAGTTCAGGAAATTCGGGCAGCACGTGAGCAGTGGGAACGTGAAAACGGATTTATCAGCGACGGAAACGGCCTGGAAGCTGTGGGAACTCATGGGGGAGGTTTATTCGAACCGCTGGACCCAGAAGAACGGGGCCGCACCTTCGAAGCTCTGGATTGCACAGATTGGTGCGATGACTGAGCAGAAAATCCGACAGGTCTGCCGCCAGTGCATGGACCGCTGCCGGGCGGGTGAAACATGGCCTCCGGACCTGGCTGAGTTTGTGGCGCTGATTTCTGAAAGCGGAGCCAATCCATTCGGTCTGACGGTGGATGCCGTGATGGAGGAGTACCGTCGCTGGCGCAACGAGTCCTGGCGATACGACGGGAGCGATAAATACCCGTGGTCTCAGCCTGTGCTGTATCACATTTGCCTCGAGATGCGTTCAAAGGGGATTGAGCGGCAGATGACCGAAGGGGAGTTAAAACGGCTTGCAGAACGGCAGCTGACGAAATGGGCAAAGCATGTTAGTAACGGCCTGAGTGTTCCGCCAGTCCGGCGACAACTGGCGGCACCCAAACGCCCGTCGGGGCCAACGCCAATTGAGTTGCTGAAACAGGAATATGAACGCCGGAAAGCGGCTGGGCTTGTCTGAGTTGAGAAGTAATTTTTACCGGGAGGAAATTTATGGAGACTGTTTTTGACGCACTGAAAGCAATGGGAAAAGCCACATCCATAGAACTTGCTGCGCGCGTGAAGAAGTGCTGAACGAACTATGGGAACTGAAAAAGGCTGGTTTTGTTGATAAAAGCGCGTACACCTGGCGTGTGGCTGATAACAACGTTCAGCAGGAACAGCCAGCGCAGGCAGAACTGCCGGAAGAAACCACCACAATGAGTGAAGTTATGCAGCGCATACTGGCATTTTATCAGGGAAATGTTCGATATTTTAGACGTTACTAGATTAAAGAGCATTAGTTCAGATGTGAATTGACATTGTGTGGCACAGGGTTGGGCTAGCGTGGGGGTTTGCTTTGTGTAAGAAACGGATGCTCTGCAAATTACTACTAATGCTTAATGTTAGTCTGATCTGCTCCCCGATGATTAATACACCGCTATGTTAGTAATGTCTGTAGATCGCTGTGTGTTGCATCCATCGGTTGACCCCACAGTCCAAACCAGACTGTCAGCTTTGATTCGATTCTATCTACTCAACCTGTCAGGTAATGTCTGAGCTAATACACAGAGTACGGCTATCGCGAACTTTAAGCTAGGTATCTGATACGCACCGTTCACTTGGTCGTACTTCTTGCACTGACTAGCTATCGTGCGCAGTTATTTATAGGTAATCTCCAGTGTATAATTTTCCAACTTATGGGAGATTGTAAAACAGGAGGAATATATGAGGAAAAAATCGTTTGGACGTTGCCCGTTTGATTTCGACGAAGATGTAAAAAAAATAGCCGCGATAAATAAATATATCCATGCGAAATTTGAGAGGCATAAAAATAAAATAGATAACCTAAAGGGGGTGGAACAAAAATTGATGGTTTTACATTACTTTAATGTACTGAATGAACTTAGTAATCAGGCTATATTTTCTTTGAGTACCGGAGCCTTTTCAGCATCGGAAGTATTAACTAGAGTTATAATGGAACAGGCTGCCAATCAATTTTATATAGCAATTGATGATGGAAAAAATGCACAAGCATTACTCAAGGGTAGTAAGAAATTAGTTCATAGTAATGGGAAACGGTGGCTGGAGTGTTTAAAATCCAAAGAAATGACTAATCCAGCAGCAGATGAAAGGATTCGTATCGGAAAAGAGCTAACTGATATGTTTAATAGATTGTGGCCAAATACACCTGAATATCCTGGAACCAAAAAGCTTTTCGAAGTAATTGGCTGGGAAACACACTATCATGCCTATTACGTCCCTCTTTGTGATTCAATACATACATTCTCTGATGATATGGCAAATATAGTATCTCTATATAATGCAATCCAAAGCGATAAAACTACTGCTATCGAACTCACTCTTGCAGTTAAACAAGAAAATAAACGGCTGGCAATTTATAATGTCGTAATTGCTATTGGCCTGCGGTGTGAGGCCTTAGTAAATGTATTTAACTCTTTAGGTTATCGAGATATTATAACTGAAATGGCGCCAACAATAGATGCAGTCAACCAGATTATAATTCGATATGATGATTTCGAACATTCCAGAATTTTTTATTGTCAATAATTAATTGGCAGAATTCGTACATGCACAACAACTAGTTATAGTTGACCTATTTCGCTCTTGAGAGACAACCATACTCAAATCTTCCACATTGCAGGAGATTTGAGTATGAATACGTCACCGAGGAACAAAGACAGTATCATAGGCCCAAAAAGACCACTTCAGATATCTCATATCTGGGGGCTCCAAATCCGGCTTGAACTGGAAGGTAAAACGCGTGATTTAGCTCGGTTTCAAGCAGAGCTACGGTGCTGCAACTGAAAAACTGGCAGTCCTATCCAATTTGAGATAACCAAAGGGACAAGAGAAGCTGTTTCTGCATTGATAAAGCTTGGCAATTTACGCAGTAAAGACTACTTGTTCCGATCTCGGGTCGGTACTAACCAACACATATCAATCCTGCAATATAACCGAATCTTTCATAGGAGGGAGAAAAGCTTGGTCTCGAAGATTCGCTTTACAGCACACATTCCATGAGAAGAACAAAACCTTGCCTTGTCTGCAAGAAAACTAAGAATCTCCGGGTGATCCAACTTCCGTTGGGCCATAAGAAAACGGAAAGCACAGTTCGTTATCTGGGTATAGAAGTTGATGATGCATTAGAGATCTCTGAATCGATCGAAGTCTAAAGCTGTCAGGGCTGCAGCAGCAGCCCTGTGCCAAGAGCGTACCAATATATGTCTCAAAAAATTGGGCACAGGTCAATATCAATACCAACAACTCTGATTGTGCTCATGTGATTTACTCCTGTAGAAAACGCAGACAGTAAAAATATTTCACTGGCTGCTTCAGACAGGGCGTCCATCATATCATTACATAACAATAGCGGGGCACGATATCTAGACATGCAGCAACGATGGACATAGAATGAGTACAATCAAAAGCATGTTTAACTACTTTAATTTAAAAATCTTAGAATCTTAGGTGTAGAGTTCAATACTTAGTTACATACCCTTTTGAAAGCATCACAAATCATAACTATGAGCCTGTTAAAGGCATAGGTATTCTTAATTAAGAGCATTTTAATGAGAGAAAAATAAAATGAAAAGACTATATTATACCCATCATGATAGTCGAACCTTAAAACTTGCTATAGAAGGTGATGTTTCTGATAATGCGAATATTTTTACAGTAATTGTAGGTAAAAATGGCGTTGGAAAAAGCAGATTGTTATCTCAGATTGCTAAAGACTGTATTCAAGATATTCATTTCTTGAAAACTTTTAATCCATTATTTGACAGAGAAATAACACCAAAGTTAATTGCCGTATCTACCAGCCCATTCGATAAATTCCCTCCAGGGCGTAGGTCATTAAATCACCAAAGGAAAGAAAATAATTATCGCTATGTGGGTATGCGTGGAGAAGGCCCCTTCGGCGTATCAAATGCCGTATCCCTTTTATCTTCAGCAGCGAGAGGTTGGCTAGAGAAACTTGCTTATTCAGAAAATCCTGCAAATTTACTCGATGTTTTTCATTCTATTGATTTTGAGCCCCATATAGAGTTTGTATTTAAACCAACTTACAACGGACCGGACACTCCTGACTATAACTTCATTGGTGTATATTCAGATGAGATATTAACGGAAGTTAAGGAGTTATATTTAAAATACAATATAAAAATTGACAGGAAGAATATTGAGAGTCTCTTAAAGTTAAACTCCGAATCACGTCATGATATTTACGAAGCACTGGTTGAAATTAATCGATTTGAACCTGAACGTAGGGCTGTAACCTTGTCAGTCGATTTTACCAATGGTGAAACATTGGTTGGCTCGACTTATGCGAATAATTATTTTTCTAGATCAATTCTTAAACTTATGAACGCTGGCTTCATGAGATTGATGGATATGCGACTCATAAAAAAAAGCTATGGTCCCATGTCACTTAAACGTGCGAGCTCGGGAGAACAATGTTTATTAGTGATGTTGCTTGGAATTGCAGGGCATATAACTGATGGTTCTATAATACTAATTGATGAACCGGAAATAAGCTTGCATCCTCGATGGCAGGAAGAGTTTATCATTATGTTAACAAAAGCATTTTTAACTTACTCAGGTTGTCAATTCATAATTGCAACTCATTCACCACAAATAATATCCAATTTGCCGAATAAAGGTTGTTATATAACATCTTTGTCGAAAAGTTATCTTTATAAAGCAAAATACTTTAGCAACCGGTCTGCAGACTATCAACTTGCGGAACTATTTGATGCCCCTGGCATTATGAATGAATACATTGCCAGATTAGCTTTCAATTTACTTTCAAAAGTTAAGACTGCTAAGTTAGTAACAGATGATAATTGGCGTGAATTAAAACAACTCCAGCTTCTCCTTGAAAACGTTAATAGTAATGACCCTATTAATGAACTCGTAAATTCCGTATCTCAGGTGTGTGAAATTTATGCCAAAAATTAAAAATCCAATTAGATTCAGCGCAGAGTCATTAGATATTATTGAGAAAAAATTGTCTTCTCCAGATTTTAAGCATACCAACTGGGGAGATGATGATTTGCAAGTTCTCCGTGCAGAAATTAGAAATCATTACAGAGAAGAACAAAAGCTAGAATGTGTATATTGTCATGAGCCTATTGGGGTAAGAGCTGCACAAGCTGCTCCTATAGAGCATATTGTGCCAAAATCTCAATATCTATGTTTTATTTTTGAACCTAAGAATCTATGTGTAGTATGTCCTGACTGCAATGAATTCAAAGGTAAAAATGAAGTGTTATTTGAACCCGTAATAAATGGGGGGCGGCGCAAAAACTATCCAACTGCATCTGCATCATTTCGCATCGTTCATCCACATATAGATGATTATGAGATGCATATTATAAAAGCAAATCGTGTTTATGTGGACAAAACACCTAAAGGGCACTATACCATTGGAATATGTAAACTAAATAGATTTTTTCATTATTTTGGGATGTGTGATGAATTTGTTAATGATGCAAAAATTGCTGAGGCAAATGAAAATTTTTTCAAAAAAGGTAGTATTACTACTAATGAATTATTGGATGATGACATTCATTTGATTTAACTATGAATTATTATATTGTAAAGTAATCAGGTAAGATATGTTAGACAGTGAGACTATTGCCTTACAGAATTCATTATTCTTATGGATCGCCTTTCTGACTGATTTCATATTGGCGGGGTAACGGGAGTTAAGTAGAATGGCTGCGGGTGCTTGAGGCTATCTGTCTCAGGCATGAACACCAAAGGCAGATAGAGAAAAGCCCCAGTTAACATTACGCGTCCTGCAAGACGCTTAACATTAATCTGAGGCCAATTTCATGCTAGACACATGTAGGTTAGCCTCTTACGTGCCGGAAGGCAAGGAGATGTATGGGTCCACCACATATTGCAATTTTTATTCTCTTTTAAAATATATTCCACGGGCGTCATTAGTGCGAGCGCCTTGTGGGGTCTTTTGC